CGCGCCTATTACGCTAGTGTAACAACTCCAAATACTACCTTTGATCACAAATGGGAAGTTAATCTTGTATTAGATGATGAAACTCTAGCTGATTTTGAAAACAGAGGACATCCTGTTAAAGAAAAAGATTACGGTAGATTCGTAAACTTTAAGCGTAATGTTAATAAGAAAGGTGGCGGACAAAATCCTAGACCAGTTCTTATCAACGAAGATAGGCAACGAGTAGATACACTTCCGAAGATTGGTAATGGCTCAACAGTCAAAATCCAATACGGAGAATATTCGTGGGAATACAATGGCAAGTCAGGTAAAGGCAGAGACTTAAAAGCTATACAGCTTGTTGAATTAGTAGAGTATGTAGAGCCTGATGGCGCAGGGATGTATGACGAAGGAGACTTCTAATGACTCAAGAAGATAAACCTTACATTACTATTGATGATGTGCAGATATACGTAGAGGATCTACCTGAAGAAGCACAAGGAGTTTTTGGTAGAGTACAAAGACTAAATCAAAAGAAAGTAAATCTAACGCTTGATCTCGAAGAGGTACAAGCAGGGCTAAACTTTTTTACTAATAAGATTGTTGATATAGTAAATAGTGATGCTCCAACAACAAAGGAGGAAGCTAACGAAGAAGAAGTGAAATCAAACAAATAATCATCGTTATCCTAGATACCTCATTTAATACTCCTTAGACTCTTGTTTTGGTGAGGTATCTAGACTTTCTTTTAAATATTGGGGAACAATAATGACAAGACCAGAAAGCAAATTTGTAAAACATATTCCATGCGAAGCCTGTGGCAGTAAAGACAACAACACACTATATGATGACGGACACACATATTGTTTTGGTTGTAATAAAAGAACATCAGGCAAAGAATCATATAATACATACACAGGCATGGCGCACAGGACAGTAAGCGCATTACCTACAGATAAAAATACTTTTCTTCATTCTTATAAAGGCTCATACAATGCACTAGAAGATAGAAAGATTAGTCTTAAAACTGCTAAAGCTTTTGGAGTATTATCTAGTAACAATAAACATGTGTATCCTTACTATAATAATAATGAAGTAGTCGCTACTAAAACCAGAGAGATTGCTACTAAAAAGTTTTACTCAGGCGGTAACTTTGAAGGCACAGGATTATTTGGAGAACAGTTATATCGAAACACCGGTGGTAAGTATCTTACAATTACAGAAGGCGAGTGTGATGCCATGGCTGTCTATGAAATGTTTGGCGGTAAATGGGCAGTAGTATCTCTCAAACGTGGGTGCGCCTCTGCTGTAAAAGATATTAGAGAAAGTATAGAGTTTGTAGAAGCTTATGAAAATGTAGTACTTGCATTTGATAATGATGATGCAGGACAGAAAGCAGCAAGACAAGTAGCTAGAATACTAAAACCAAACAAAACTAAAATTATGTCTTTTCCTACTGGCTATAAAGACGCTAACGATATGCTCAAGCAAGGCAAATATGAAGAGTTTACTAAATCCTGGTGGGAATCTAAAACATACACACCATCAGGTATCCTAGAGTTATCAAGCAAAAAGAACGATTGGTTACAGCGTGAAGACAAAGAAAGTATTCCTTATCCGTGGGAAGGCTTGAATAAAAAACTATATGGTATGCGCAAAGGAGAGTTAGTTACTCTTACTGGAGGCACAGGTTTAGGTAAATCAAGTGTCACTAGAGAACTAGAACATTGGCTAATTAAAAACACTACAGATAAAGTAGGTATTATTGCTCTAGAAGAGAACTGGCTTAGAACTGCAGACGGAATAGTATCTATCGAAGCTAATGATAGAATCTATTTATCTGAGAAAAGATCTAAATATTCTAATGAAGAACTAGAACAAATGTTTGACAATGTAATAGAAGATGGTAGAGTATTTATACACGCACATCACGGAGCAACAAACATAGATGAAATCTTTTCTAAGTTGCGCTACATAATTGTAGGATGTCAATGTGAATGGGTAGTAGTAGATCACTTGCATATGTTAGTTAATGTAATGACAGAAGGTGATGAAAGAAGAGGCATTGATAATTTAATGAATCGTCTTAGATCTCTCGTAGAAGAAACAGGAGTAGGTATGATACTTGTTTCACATCTAAGAAGAGCAGCAGGCGAGAAAGGACACGAACAAGGTATCGAAGTATCTCTCTCTCATTTAAAAGGATCACAAGGAATATCACAGCTTTCTGATTGTGTAATTGCATTAGAAAGAAATCAACAGGCAGATGATCTTGAAGAAGCAAACACAACAAGGGTAAGAGTTTTAAAGTCTAGATATACAGGGGATACTGGACTTGCTTGTAGCCTACAATATAATTCTAATACAGGAAGACTATATGAAACAGACTCTGATTTCTCTCCCCAACAGGATAGCACATTACCGTTTTAAAAAGGTTATCTTTGATATAGAAACAGAAGGTCTTGAAGGCAACACTATCCATTGTATCGTTGCTAAAGTTATTGGTGGGGGAACTTATTTGTTCCCTCCTGATAAACTTCAAGAAGGAGCAGACTTAATTGAAAGCGCAGATGTTCTTATTGGACACAACATCATAGGCTTTGATATACCGGTTCTCAAAAAACATTTTAATCTTAACCTTACCAATCACATTGAAGACACTCTTGTTGTCTCTCGATTAGTTAATCCAGTTCTTACTGGTGGCCACAGTTTAGAAAATTGGGGATACATTCTTTACCCTAATGATGTCGATAAAAGAAAAGCACAACAACCTGACAGTTGGGAAAACTATACTGAGGAAATGGGAAAGTATTGTATACAGGATGTTGAACTTAATGCTGATGTTTATTATAAATTACTAGAACAAGTTGAAAACTTTAGTCAAGAGTCAGTTGATCTTGAACACGGTGTAGCCAAGATTGTTAAAGAGCAAGAACAAAACGGATTTATGCTAGATGAAAAGAAAGCTACGTTACTTGCAGCAAAGCTCAATTCTAAGATGGTAGAGATAGAAAAGAAAGTTCACGAAACATTTAAACCTAAGTGGGTAGATGATAAGTTAGTTACTCCAAAGTTAAGGAAAGATGGAACGCTTTCTAAAGTAGGATTAACCAATGAGGAAATGTCTAAGTGTCTCAAAACAAATAACTTCAAACCTTTTATGAGGCAGAAGTGGGTTACTTTTAATCTTGGTAGTCGCAAACAAATCGGAGAATACTTAATTGATTTTGGTTGGAAACCTACCAAGTTTACACCTACTGGGCAACCTATCGTAGATGAAACTACACTAGAGAAAGTTAAAAATATACCAGAAGCTACGCTCATTGCAGAGTTTATGATGTTACAGAAAAGAGTAGCACAGGTTTCTTCTTGGTTAGAACTATCAAAAGAAAGCAGAGTTCACGGTTTTGTTATACCTAACGGAGCTATTACAGGAAGAATGACGCATCGAAATCCAAACGTGGCCCAGACACCAAGCTCTTCTAAACCTTATGGAATAGATTGTAGAAAATGTTGGACTGTTCCAGAAAGATACAAGTTAGTAGGGGTTGATGCCTCTGGATTAGAATTAAGAGTATTAGCACATTATATGAAAAACAAGGAGTATGTAAATGAAATCATCAACGGAGATATACACACAACAAATCAAAACCTTGCTGGACTTAGATCACGAAGTCAGGCAAAAACTTTCATCTACGCTCTCATCTACGGAGCAGGAGATTCTAAAATTGGAAGCGTGGTTGGAGGATCAACTAAAGAAGGTGCAGCACTTAGATCTCGTTTTATCCGCAATCTACCCTCGCTTGGAAATCTTACATCTGCTGTTGAAAGAGCGGCACAAACAAGAAAGTATGTTAAAGCATTAGACGGTAGAGTAATACATATTAGAAAAGTTTACTCAGCACTAAATACTTTATTACAAGGAGGAGGTGCAGTCATTATGAAAACAGCACTTGTTCTCTTGTATAACAAAATAAAAGAATTAAATCTCGATGCAAAATTTGTAGCCAACATACACGATGAATGGCAAATAGAAGTGAGAGAAGACCAGGCAGAGATTGTTGGAAAACTAGGTGTTGAAGCTATACAGGATACAGCTACTTTATTAAATCTTAATTGTCCTTTAGATGGAGAGTATAAGATAGGAGATAATTGGAGTGAAACACACTAAGGATAACACAAGAAAACTTTATGACTTTGTAGATTTAAAATACAATAGATCTGAGGGCGGTATTTTTAGACTCGCTAAAGGTAAATCACCACTTATTGTTACTGATATTATGCAACACGAAGAAGTTATTTTAATAAAATGTATGTACTTAAAGTCAGGAGGTGTGCAGATATATACCGATGATAAAGATGTAGTGCCATTAATTATTGGAACTTTTGAAGATGATAATAATTTTATATCTAAAGAAGAAAAAAGAGAAAGCCTACATTTAGGTTGTGCTAATTGGCCTAACTGTGATACAGAAGGTTGCGGAGAACATTAAAATAGGAACTAACTGGAGTGAAACACACTAAGCAATTACATCTTTTTGAAAAAGAAAAAGAAGAAAAAAAAGAGGATGATGGACACGTTTGTATTAAATGTAACGCTTATAAAGAAACTTCTGAGTTTCCTTTTAGAGAAACTGTAGGAACTTCAAGAAGATCTATATGCAGAGATTGCACAGCTATTCATACAAAAGTAGTAAAAGAATTAAAACAACAATATCCTAAACCTCTTGATCCTAACTATGCCTGTCCCTGTTGTGATAAGATAGAAGAAGAGTTAAAAGAATACGGTAGATGGCAAGACAAGTCTGTTTGGGTATTAGATCACGATCATTCTACTAATACTTTTAGAGGATGGATATGTAATAACTGTAATAATGCTTTAGGAAGATTTGAAGATAATACAGAAACTTTGGATAGAGTTATAACTTATTTAAATAAACACAAAGAAAAATTATGAAAACAAAAGATACTTTTAGTAAATTTAAATCTGAATCAGGACACTGGTATACTCAAGAAGGCGAGCCTATGTATACGATTATAGGTGTAAATGGTAAAGAAAGAAATACAAATTTAAGAGATGCAAAACAACTAGGTTTAGTTCCTTCGGTTACTACTATAATAGGAATGATAGCAAAACCTTCTTTAGAAAACTGGAAAATAGATCAGGCTTTGAAATCTGCTATTACTTTAAAGCAATTAGACGATGAAACTTTTAATGCTTTTTTATATCGTTGTAAAA